TTTTCTGTTTTGGCTCCTCCATATTTTTTTCAGGGTTAAATACTGGTAAATACGGCATTTCATCGATTGGAGCTTGTCCGTAACGGTACTGCTCATTCCACTCATCACTTACGTAATATCCCGGTATTTGTCCTCTGTAATTTTTTTCTTTTGCTCTTAACCACGAAAAATCAATGTGGTATACTTCAGCAATTTTTGTTCTGGATTTATTCCAAATAACCTCCATTGCGAAACCACCATACAATTTGTAATCTTGAGCTACCTTTTTAAATACATCATTCCATGATTCGCTTGATGAATTAGCTTTATCTAAAACAAATTCAGGATCTGCTGTTAAACCTTCACCTACAATACCATCTACAATTGCGTTTACACACGTATTGTGAATAGATGAGTTATTATAAAGATCAATTAAATCGTTTGGAAATGAGTTATACTGACCGAATTTAACGTATTGGTCTGTATTTTTTTCTAAAATATTAATTCGAGAATTAAACTCTTTTTTAATATTTGCAAATTTTAGTTTATCCATTGTATGTTGTATATGTTCCGTTCTCGTTTGGCGATACATATTGAGTTATATCTACATTGTTGCTACCTGATACCCAAGCTCTATCTGAGTAAATTAAATCAATAGGTTGTTCTTCACCTGCATCATCCCATATTTCATTATAAGAATCCCAAGCAACAGCTACTTGATTCCAAACTGCTGCTATCTCTACATTTGTGTAAATATCTACATCGTATTGTCCTGTATAACTAGGAACTAAACTACCTGTATTTGAAAACACCAACCAATTTTTATATTGGGTAGGAGATGATGTAGTTGTTACTTTAAATGTCCCATTACTATTGTCATAAGACTGAGAGTAAACGACTACTAAATCATCATAGTATCCTGATGCTGTATTTACCGTATTAATATACGCAGCATTTGTGTTGGTGGCAAGGGACTTGTTAAATTGTAGCATATCTTCTATAAAAAAAATAGGGTTACAGCATAAGCCATAACCCCATTTCTAATTGATTTTATTATCCTAAAGTGATACCGCTAAGGGCACCAGCTAAGCTCCCAGATATTTCTGAGGCGGGATTGGGTTCCTGTCCAGTGAAGGTTAAAGAATAGCCATTAAGTGCGCCAAATTCAACACCAGTAGCAGCTGTACCCGAAAGTAACTGCATACCTCTGTCTTCACCTAATAACCAGTAACGACCTATGCCATCAACTGTTCCATTATTAGTTTCAACAATTATTTTTAAATTTGGATTTTGTGCTAATACTTTAACTTGGTTACGGGTAGAAGACTGTAACTTAAAGAACACTGCATTTAGTGTTTGCTCATAGAATACAGTTCCGTTTTCAGGAGTTGACGTTATTGCTTCTGAGAAATCAGAAGTTTGACGGAACAACTCGAATTTATAAAATTCACCTGAACCGGTAATACCTGAAATTAACCCTTCACTTGCGTCTGCAACGCTGGTAATAGAACCAGATAGGATATATAAGTTAGCAATACCGCCTGTATTATCTCTACAGCCGAGCGTAAATCCTGATGTAATATCACATGTTGACATATTATTCTGGTTTAATTAATATTAGAGGGGAGTATTTCATCCCCTCCTTTATTAAGGGTTATTATTAGGCTACGTCGTTAGATACCCAGAACTCTGGATAAGCTACGTTTACACCAAGTTTAGTTGAGATTCTGTGTTTCAATTGGTCTGAATTGATATCATACCATAATTGGAACTCAGAGAAATCACTCATCAAATCAGTACCAGCAACAATTTGCTTAGCAGGTCCTAATACGATTCTTGCTGAACCGTTCAAACCAGTTGTACCTACAATTTTAGCATTTTGGAATGGCATGCCAATTTCCAAGATACCACCTCTGTTTTGAACACTTACTGGATCAAAGTAGAAGTTGTTTTGAGTACGGATGTGAGCAATCAATGCACGGAATTTAGAAACTGACATGAAGTAAGTAAGATCATCACGATCTGCTACGTCATCAGATAATGCTTCAAGCATTGTTTCTAAGTTAGCTAATGTTGCTGCACCTGTACCAGCTACTACTACACCAGTAGTTGAACCTGAGATGATTTGCTTCAAACCATCAGAAGCACATGAAAGTGAACCTGAAGTTTGCGTCCATAAGAACGAGTCATTTGCTTTTTGGAATTGGTTAACTAACAATTCAGAGTAGTTAGTTGCTAGAGCGAATGTTTCGTTGTACGAACCTCTTTCTAGAGCTGAAATTCCTAAATAAGTACGATCCATGTCTTTAAGACAGATACCATCAAATGAGGTACGTGGACATACTGTAATGTTTCTTTGTGAAAAGTCTAATGAACCAGAAGGGTTAGATACACAAGTTCCTGATTGGATCTGTAAATCTACCTCCATAAGGTTGATAGGCTCTTGGAATTTAACACCTTCTTTAATTGTGATGTATTCCATGGTACTTCCACCGTATACCATTTTTGCTACTAATTCACCTGCTACTTCGTTATTGAAGTCACTAAGTGCGGTTACGTCTAATCCCATGATTATTTGTTTTTAGTTTTAAGTTGTGCCATTGCGGCTTTAATTCTGTCTGCATTTGCTGCAGCCTCTACATTAAATGTTGAAAATTTAGCTTTAGGAGCTGGTTTAGAAGACATCATTGTTGCTTCAGCTGCTGGAACATCCATCACTTTAGCTACTGCTTCTTCTAATTCAGCCATTTTTTCCTTCATTTTCCCCATTTCTTCTTTAACCTCAGAAACAATTGCTTCTACGATACCTTCTACATCCATCATTTCAGTTTTCTCTACTTCAGAGATAGCTTCTTTAATGTCTTCAACTGCATCTTTGATACCGTCCTTATAGCCTTCTTCCTCGGCATCAGTTCTTGCATCAAATTCTTCGCTTGTTTCTTCAGATGGAGTCTCACCAGGTACCAATTCTTCAGCTAATGCTTTTTCGCCATCGGCACCCATAATTTCCTCAACAACACTGTCTTTGGTTACAATTTTGGTTCCGTCCTCAAGTTCATGCTCGCCATCAGGAGCATCCATTTCTTGGTCTTCAGCAGTAACAACAGTTACTTTATCTCCAACCTGTAATGAATCACCTGGGAATTTGATAGTGAAAGCACCATTTACGTCCTTTAATGAACCAAATGTTTCTTCTACTACTTCTTCCATACTTTCGGGTGTGGTTACTTCAGCTTCAACTAAATTGAAATGTGACTTGACTAAGTCTCTTAATTCATTTGAAGTCATAAGTTTTTTATTATATTATTAATAAATGAAACAACACCCTATGGCGTTGCTGATTATAAATATCAAGGGACTCTTCCTCGGTAGTTATTTTTCTTTATAGTGAGTAGTGCAAATAGCAGCCGCTTGAGCCCTATCTTTCCCAGCCTCAATCTCAACTGGAATACATCTGTTGAGATATTGATCTAATCTCTCGAATGGTTTTTTTTCTGGTAGTGGCATTAGATAAAATTGTATGGTGGATAATAAATAAAAAAATGTGGGGAGCCAAGCTACTTTAAATGACTTCCATCACATAGTCCATTTGGATTTTCAGTTCTACCACAGGCACAACCTCCGTTTTTACGGCATTTAGTTTTAGACATAGCATATTGTTCAAAGAAACCCTCGACACTAAATCCTTTTACTAATCCTGTTTTGACATAGTCTTCCCAGATTCTGGTATTATCTATTTTATACATTCCCATCCAGGTTCCATTAGGTAAATTAAAACCATATTTTCTGGATTTATCAGTTTTATCATCTTCAATCAACCATGTTTCTACTAGGAATGCATCATCTACTTTATCACTATTATCGTGTTCAATGTTTACAGAATCAATCAGTTTATCCTTCATCATCTTGTAGGATAGTTTCTTGATAGTATCCTCAGTAAAGTAAACATAGTATTCATTACCATCTTCATCTATACGAGGAATAAGTTTATTTGGTACCATTAATGGACCTACTAACATTTGTTTTTCATCAAGCGCAGCAAATGATGTTTTAGCTAATCCAGGTACTGAATCTGATTTACCTGATTTTTGTATTACAGCAGTATTAGTAGTTGTGCCATCTAAAATTCTGTTAGAGTTTGCAAGTGCTCTTTTAGCTGTTGAAATAGAGCTGTCTCGTTTATAGAATTTCTCCGCCCAGTAATGCCTGCAGTTGTATGAACCTTTATATCTAAAGATGTCGTAGATTCCAAATTCAACATTTTCTCCTGTGATTGATAGGTTGTTGATGTCTTCACGTCTAAATATTTTATTTAAGCTCATTAAACGAGCACAAAATTTTCTATTTCTATTATCTTTAGGTCCTGTATACTTGTATCTTACAGCTAGATTACCAAAGTCTGCTTGAGATGGTTTATTGGGTGTGGTGATAATTTGCGCAAATGCCTGTCTATAAAACGCGTCCTTATCGACTTCAATATAGCCGGCGCCTAACATTTCTTCATCGCTAATTCCCACGTTATCTAAAGCGTTGATAATTGCATCTTGTTCTTCACTTCCCATATCATCAAATGTTTCTGATAATACTTTATCAGTAGCTTCTGTATGTTCAGAACAAGGCATAAAAACAATCTCACCTGATGCTAAAGTGTGTTCGTGATATCCTTCACATCCTAATTCTTTAGCTTTAGCAATTGCTTCCTCCTTCATAGAGTAAACAGGTACACCTTCTATTCTATCTACAATATTAAATGCTTCTGTTTTTAGGAATTCTTCAAATAATGCTTCATTAAAGTTATCAATAGGAACACAGTTAGGAACTTTACGTCCGTTTTTAGTTTTTAATCCTATTGCTTTATAGCCTGGTTGGCATGCATCATCTAAATCAAATTCTTCACCTGCTTGTCTTAGTTTTTTCTCTGCCCACGGTAAAGCAGCCTCGCCACCCCATAAGAGATAAGAGATATAACCACAAGCATCATAGTTCTTTCTATCACGTTGTAATTCGTAGTTATCTTTTTGTCTAATAAGGAATGAACGCATTCTACGAATTGTATCTAATGATAGATTTTCTCCGTTTGCTAATTGTTGTGCTCTTACTTTACCTACTTGGGTAGCACATTTATTATTATTTTCCTTATTACGTTTAATTCCTTGTTTAGCTGCATCAACTGCTGCTTTAGGATAGTCATTGAATGTATCTGCAAATTCTTGCTTACTAAAATACATGAAATCCTCTTCTATTGCTGGTTGTTCTACTAATGCGACTGCATCAATACCTGCTAATATGCTATTCTCGTCAATGTCTAATTTTACTATCTTCATATCAATAAATATTATGGGAATTGTCTTCTAGCTTGAAGTAATGTTTCTGCTTCTAACCCATTAGAGACATCACCTGCTATAACATATGCTCTTAATGGTGTAGATGATCTACCTACTCCTTGTGGTGTTGAAGTTGCTGTAGCACCTCCACCTAAATTTGTTTGACCAAATCCAATAGCTGGAGCACTTACAGGTCCTGCACCACCAGCAGGAGCACCACCTCCATCAAATGTACCACTTCTAATATCTGCAATAGCACGTGAAGATGCTGTTGCAATAGCTGCTACCTGAGCTGCACCCAAAATAGGTCCTAAAATAGGCCCAAATTGTTGTGCTGCTGCGAATGCCTGGAAAGATGCTTGTGTTGCGGAAGTAATTACCTCTGCAATTTTATATTTTTTAGATGCTTCAAATCCTTCTTTTGTACCATCATCTACTACCTCTACTAATGCTGCTGTAAATTCTGATGCTGCCTGTAATTGTGAACCTATTGCTTGTGCAGCTGGTCCAGATACTGCTTCACCTATTTTACCACCTAATACTTCAGCACGTTCTAATAATGTAGTTTCTCCTAAATCTGCTTCTGTATAATCTGGTTTAATAACAGGACGTAATACAGGAGGGTCTGTTTTAGTTTGTTCTGCAAAATATTCTGCTATTGTATTTACTTCTTTTTCCCCATCAGGAGTAATAATTTTAGGCTGGATAAATAATGCTACAGGTTTTTCTTTACTACCACCAGGAGCATTTGCAGCTGCTTCTTGAATATTTTCATAGGCTACCTCTGTTGCAACTAATAAATCTAATGCTTCTTGAGCATTTTCTTTTCTTGCTATTTCAAATTCAATAAGTTTTTCAATATACCCTTCTTCAAACCTATCTTTATTTAAACTTTCTAATCCCC